TTTTTAAGAGATATTGAATTATCTATCTTTCGAATTAGAAAACCCCCATCAACTAAGCTGTTAGTTGTGTTAAAGGGACAGCTGCACGAACATTGCTCGTGTGTAAGAGTCTTTATGACTCGATGCTTTTACTAGGTTTCGCTTACGAAACCTTTTATAATAAAGGCGTTTTTCAACGCCAGTAGTGGAACACTTTCAATAGTGTGACAACCGGAGAGACGGTATGTATGCAGACATTAGACTGTGAATCTTGTGGATCTATGAGAGGCTTGGATAGACTCTCGCCGTCCGACAATAAGGATTTGTACAAGGGATGACTTCCCTCTTAGTAATTACAAAGTATCCGACCCTGAAGCGAAACCTGGAGAAATACCAGGCATTTGGGAAGGAGAAATATGAAAAGCGATGATCCGTACGTTTTAGTTCGGTAGTGAAATGAGTGCGTAAGATTGACAAGTTGTGTTGTAGTTCACGTTTCAAACACCGGTAATTTCCGGGATTTTTGGCGTGTTTAAGCTCCAGGAGAGCCAACACCAAGCAAATGGTATCATCAATCGATACGAGATACTGTTAAATATCTATCCAGATGTTGACAAGTGCTTCAAAAAATAGTTTTAATTTTAAACCGAATCTTTTTCCTTACTCACACGTGATGGAGTGTGAGTTATTACTCTTGGGGCAGAGAAAGCCCCGTCCTGTTATTGTGACACAACAATGTTACTTTGAACAGTGTAAACTTGAGATGGAGATTGATACGATTGAGCGCCTCTCATATGAGGCGCGTTCTTTTCGTGATCTAGAATTGCAAAGCATGACAAATAACTTTATTAGTAGTATAGCTCAGCGTTTCCAGATTTACGTTAAATCCATCATCCCAGAAACAGCTGCATTTGTGCATGATCTATTTTTAACCCTAGCTTGGGTTTTGGGTAGATTAGCTAAAGTGCAAGATTTCTCTGACGTGTTAGCTATTAGCGATTATATAACACGGATACATTTTAAAAAACCAGTTGGTGCCTTTATTTTTGATTATATTTTTGATAACCAGGCTGAAGCGCAATCAATGGATTGGAGTGTTCTGAAAGACTTAGTTTCGACGTATGATGCATTGAAAACGCATCCCGCTGTTATTAAGTTCTTAAAAGTTATTTCGTTAGCTTTTTCCGGAGGAATTTTAGAATCTTTAGGTGTTAAATCCTCAGTTGAGGATTTGTGGATTATGGTTACTGAAACCATGTCAAAAATTATGGCACATACTGATTTTATATCTGCTGTTTTAGATCTTATACAATTTATGGGTGAGAGAATTGCAGCTTTTTGTGTCACACGATCCTGGAAATCACTTATACATACTCCCACTTCATATAGTAAGTGGGTTGATAAGGCATTTGATTTACTTGATAAAAGTGCTGCATTAGCCAATCCTGAAGCCATAGGTATGGATTATCATGTCTATGTTAACGATGTCGTCCGAACTATTGCCGAGGGCGAGGAAATACGACGTTATGTTAAATCAGGAGATGCTCGTGATGGAGTTGCCCAGACATTATCAAAATTAAGAAATCTTTATACAGATATTATTATTCGAGATGCCGCTGGAGAATTTCGTATGGCGCCTTTTGCTTTATTGTTATGTTGTGGTTCGGCTAAGGGTAAGGGATCGTTAAATGATATCCTTAAAACTCATTATGCCAAACTTTATGACAAACCCCTTGGATCGGAATTTGTCTATTATCGTACACCTGTAGAACCTCATTGGAATGGTTTTAAAAGTAGTATGTGGTGTCTTATTATTGAAGATATTGCATCTATTAACCCCAATGCTTCTAGTTCAGATCCGTCTATGGCGGATATACTATTGGCTGGAGGTAATAATGGTTTTAGCCCCCCCCAAGCCTCGTTAGAGGATAAGGGGCGAACACCCTTTAAGTGTGATTTAATATTGGCTTCTACTAACACGAAAGATTTGAAGGCGCATTGTTGGTTTAATAACCCTCAAGCAATACGCCGTAGATTCCCATACATAATTGATGCCCAACCCAAGTTACAATATAGGAGGGAGGGTACAAAAATGATTGATCCGAGCAAAATTCCGGTTACGATGCCAGGATTGTACCCGGACTTGTGGGATATCGTGGTCGAAGAAGTCACTGTTGCCCCAGATGAGACTATAGCCCTTAAGAAGTGCTTGGTCACTGATAGTATTTATGAATTGGTTGCTAAATTTGGTGAGTGGACCGCTGCTCATAGACAAGGACAAGCTGCTTTATTGCAGTCTATGCATAATGTAGCTCAAGTTGAGTTATGTAAGGTGCATAAGATACCGATTCAGGTATGTTGTGAACCATTAGCCACTCCACCATACCTGGAACCCCAAGCTGGTGAAGAGGATGATAGTTTACAAAAACAATCTCTGAGTTTAGCTAGTAAATTGGTTATGGGAAGTGTTGCTGCATATGGTGTTTATAAAACTACTCAGTTTACAGTGGGATGCGCGAGCGAAGTTATTAATACTTCACCTAATGTTTTGCGCAGACCAGCTGATTTTGTTAGTTTAACAACACATCGTATGCTTCAAAAATCACAATGGTACATCACAAATAAGATGACCCAATTGAAGTTATTAACTAAAGAGGGTCTTAAGGGAGTACTTTTAGGGGCACTCTATGATGCCTATGGAACTGTGAAACCCTTTTTAAAGAAATTTATGATGGGTGTCACATTTTTTGCTGGTCTAGGATTAACCTGGTATTTCTTGAAAAAGGAGTGTCCAGAACTTATCCCATTCGAAGTTCAAGTCTCTATTGATGATGTTGGTGTAATGCCCGTTAATGCGAAGGAGATGGAAAACGTATGGCGAAAGGCTGATTACCAACCGAGTGAATTCTTGGGAAGATTGGGCCAATCTTGGTCCAATTTAACTCTAACCAAAACCTCTGCCTTAGCAGCACGTAATGTTGTTTGGTGTCGTACCTCACATGGGGGAACGAAACACTCTATTTTTCGTGCAGTGTGCTTGAGTGGTCATCTTTATGTTGTACCTAATCATGTTTTACCTATTGATGAGTATTTTGATTTACAAGTTATACACGAGAACCAGAGTGAAGGGTGTAATGGGAATGTGTCGTTTAAGATGGCACAACGTTGCATATTGCGCAAACCAGAACAGGAATTGGCCTTCTTTGAAATTAATCATATGCCAGGTAGGAGAAACATCAGTGGTTTATTACCTAATAAGGGATTTACCATTGATGCCCCAGGGCGTATGGTGATTCGAGAAGCTAATGGTACAGTTGGTTATATATCTACTAAAAGAACACATTTCATGGAAAACACTTATATTGATCAGTTTAATAACTATCTTGATGTGTGCCCATCTGATGTGGAACGTGATACTATCAAGGGTGAATGCGGTTCTCCTGTGCTTGTGCAACAACCAAATGCATGTGTATTGGCGGGCATCCATATTTTAGGTGGTACGCGGTTACAAGCCGTTGCTGTTCCTATTTATAAAGAGGATTACGAAGATGCTTTGGAGTACTTCCAAACACCTATTGTTGAGAATGATATTCCTTTTTTGGAGGGACAAAATTTTACAACTGATATTAGTCAGCGATGTACTGCTAGGTTCATACCAAATGGTACTTTGCAAGTTTTCGGTAGTTTTGGGGGTTTTAAGAGACAACCCAAGAGTACCGCATGTGATACACTCTTAACTTCTTTTTTGGTTGAGGACGATCATAAACGGGAATATGCTCCTGCTCCTATGCGCGGTTTTACTGCAGTCCATATTGGACTTAAATCTATGGTTCAGAAGCAAATGTGTTTTAAGGAAGATGTTTTGAAGTTATGTGCGGCCAGTTTTGCTCGCACGATTTTTTCTGGCTTGCCATCTCAATTTAAAGATGAATTGAAATCACCGCTTTGTTTGAAAGTTGCTCTTAATGGAATGCCTGGTACTAAATTCGTTGATTCAATGAATTTTGGAACCAGCGCTGGTTATCCATATAATAATAGTAAGCGTAATCATATAATGCGTATGCCAGGGGACGAGATATGGCAGCATCCAATTGTCTTAACTGATGAAATTAAAAAAGATGTTGAATCATGCTGGAATAAAATGACGTGCGGTGTTAGTACAGCTCCAGTTTTTATGCAACATTTGAAAGATGAAGCTCTGCCATTGCGTAAAGTCGAAGCTGGTAAAGCTCGACTATTTATGGGAGGACCATTTGCTTGGAGTATTTGTGTTCGAATGGCATTATTACCCTTTGTTCGTGTTATGCAATTTAATAAATATCTTTTTGAGTGTGCACCTGGCACCAACGCGACTTCTATTGAATGGACGCGAATATATCAGTATGTTACTAAGCATGGTGAAGATCGGCTCATTGCGGGAGATTTTGAGGCTTTCGATAAGAATATGGGAGCTTTAGTTATAATGGAGGCATTTCGTATTATTCGTATGTTATTGACCTGGAGTGGAGCTGATCAAGAATTAATAAATGTAGTCCAAGTTGTGGCCGAAGATGTAGCCTTCGCTTTTTGCAATTTTAACGGAGACCTTATGCGTTTCTTTGGATCTAACCCTTCAGGTCATCCCTTGACCGTTATTATCAATTGTTTAGTAAATTCGTTATATATGCGATATTGTTACCATGAACTAAATCCTGATAAGGAGGTGGATTCATTTCAACGAAATGTCAGTTTAATTACTTATGGTGATGATAATACTGCAGGTAGTGGAGTTGATTGGTTTAACCACACTGCTATTGCAGTCGTTTTATCTAATGTGGGAATTGGATATACTATGGCCGATAAAATTGCCGAAAGTGTACCTTTTATACATATATCTGATGTTTCTTTTCTTAAAAGAACATTCCGTTATGAACCCGAACTTGATGCATATATGGCAAATCTTGATACTAAATCGATCTGGAAAAGTTTGATGATTTGTATACCAAGCAAAACAGAGAGCCCGCAAAAGCAAACTGTCGATATAGTTCGCTCAGCTGTTGCCGAATGGTTTTTTCACGGACGAGACGAGTTTGAAAGACAATCTCAATATTTGCGAATTTTATTAGATCGTGCAAACCTTCTAAATTATGCTGATCCCGGGGTTTTTCCCACATGGGATGATCTTAAGGAACGCTTTATTGAGGCTTCACATGCCTATTTGGAGAATGAACCAGAAACTACCCGTCATATTTTGGGTAATTTTAAATGGTCAATCTAATTCCAAAGCATGCGCCACGGGGAGGCGCATATATAAATATCCCCGGTTCGCACCCTTGGGGGGGGTGCTATAACAAATCCCCCAGATTCTAGGGCGTGTGTTGCAACGTCCTGATATATATCAAAGCCAAATAGCAACGTGCATATGTAGTTACTGCATCTGATAAAACGATTTTGTGATTTACAATCAGATGAGAGTGGACATGTGCATATTTACTCACTACGGCGTTCCCGGTAGCTCCTATTTAGGAGTGGTGTTAGTTAGTCACCAAGTTCACAAAATATATTGTCCCTTATAGATGTAAAGGATGATGAATTTACCCATCTACTCAAACAACATATGAAAAAGTTTCGTGCGGTTCTTATACAAACCGCACACAAATTCCGTTCTCTTATTTAGAAATTCAATCAGCTGAATTGGAGGATGGCACCCCCATGATGCAGCGTCAACAAAATTTAGTTTTTGCTGATGCTGGTATGGGGGATATGGTGACCACTCCCATGGTTACCTACAAACCCGATGTGGATGTGGCGGCTGGTCTTGGTTCTTTTTTGGAACGTCCAGTTGCCATTGACACATTTTCGTGGGTGGAGGGATCTACGCCCACTTTGATGACACAGTTTAAACCATGGCAATTGTTTTTCAATAAGCAAGCTATCAAGAACAAAATTACCAATTTTGCACGTATGCGCGCTAAGCTTCATTTAAAATTTGTCATTAATGCTTCACCGTTTTATTATGGTGCAATGCGCGCTTGTTATTGTCCTTTAGATGGAGATTCTCGTGATATTGTGGAAAGTATTGGTGATCAGGTTAAATTTTCACAAATGCCTGGCACTTTTATATTCCCACAAGATATGACTTCTTCTGAATTGGAATTACCATTTCTATGGCCTCACGCTTGGTTGGATTTGCAAAGTAATGAAGATTTTGGTTCTATGGGCCAGATAAGTTATATTTTATATTCAAAGTTGCGAAGTGCTAATGGTGTCACTGGATCTAATGTCACAGTGACGTGTTATGCTTGGGCAACTGATGTTGAACTAGCCGGGTTAACGTCTGGTTTGGTGCTTCAAGGTGATGAGTATGATAAAGCTGGTCCCATTAGTGGACCAGCTACTGCTATAGCTTCTGTTGCTAGTAAATTAACTGATACTCCCATTATAGGTAGTTTGGCTAGGGCAACAGAAATTGGTGCTCGAGCGGTTGGTGGTATTGCATCCCTTTTTGGGTATAGCAATCCACCAGTTCTCAATGATGTGATGCCTTATCAACCTAAAGCTTTCCATTCTTTTGCTGCCGTGGAAACCGGCGTGCCCATGGATAAATTAACACTTGATCCCAAAAATGAGATCACTGTTGATAAGTCTGTTACGGGTGCTAAACCTGATGATGAATTGGTTATTTCCCATTTTTGTGCTCGTGATTCATTTCTCACGGGTGCATTATGGACTGATGCTTATTCACCGGGCACACAATTGTTTCTTTTTCCCGTCACACCACGAAATTATGCGGTTAATGCAGGTACTGGTCAGGATTATGCCAATAATACACCAGCCTCACATTGTGCCACATTATTTTCGCAGTGGAGAGGTGGTATGGTTTATACACTGAGATTTATTAAAACGCGTTATCATACAGGTCGTGTGCAAATCTCATGGGACCCACAAGAAGTTCCCACAACCAATTCAGAAACTACAACAGTTACTCGGGTTGTTGATTTGCAAATGGAAACTGAAATCACTTTTATTGTTCCATATAAAGCTCAGGATCCTTGGCTTAATACCACGAATACTGGAAATAATTGGACTAATGCTACTGATGGTACTGTTACAATTGATAAGAAGGCTTTTAATGGTTATGTGCGTGTTACTGTACTTAATGAACTTACTGGTCCTGCGTCTTCACAGGAAATCGATATCTTACTTTTTGCTCATACAGCTCCTGATTTTCAGCTGGCACAACCAAATGAGACTCCTTTGTGGTCTTTTTTGGAAGTGCAATCGGGTGAGGAGCAATTGGCGGATGTGGCATTGATACAAGTACCTGTCGACACCAATGTTATTACAGTTGGTGAAACTGTTGCTTCTTTACGCACTCTTTTGCACCGAACAAGTTTCTACCATCGTGAATTTCTTGGCAATCCATTTTCAGCCTCCGGTGTGTATCAATCTCGAAAATTTTATAATCATGTTAATTATGTTCCTAGATTTCCAGTTGAATATGGTTTTAGTACTCAAGCTGTTAATTATGCTGCTGGCATTGTTGTTGCTGGTAAGAAACAGTTCCAATATTCTCCTCCGCATCCATTGGGGTGGATTACGAATTGTTTTGCCGGTTACCGAGGAGCAATTATTCACCAGTATAATGTTGTCACAAATGGTTTTTCCATTCCTGATCAAATTACTGTTGAAAGAGATCCTAGAACACATATATTGGACACAGCTCCGGCTCAAGCAATCAATAGATATTCTACAGGTGTTGACACTGCCAATGCATCAACATTATCCCGTGCGCCTACCACTACACAACTTGGTGTTCAACGTGGTGTGTGGGGTCATCGTGGTATGGCAATTACTAATGCCAACACACAAAGTGCCTTATCTGTGGTCACCCCCCAATATTCACGTTGGAAATTTCGTCCTGCGTATTGTAAGCGTCGTGATACAGTTGGTATATATAGTGAACAAGAGAGCATTAAACTTGTGACATCTATGCGGTGTGGTAGTTCTTCAGGTTCTGATGAAGGTTGGCCTTTGGTTGACATTTTCATGGCAGGTGGGGTCGATTTTGATCCCATCTACTTTATTTGTGTACCTACACTATACGCATTTGCGATTACATCCCCAGACAATACTTTTTAATGTCTGGGGTGTGGGTTTATAACCACCCTAAAAGGTTATAGCGTGCCAAACACCCGAAAGTTTCGGGTGTGCCTCGAGAGGTCAAATGCACGCACCACTTTAAAAATAAAAATAAATAAACAATGTATGTCTTTATATAGTCGTGCGGTGGTTAACCAATCCACCAATAAATCTCTGGATCGACCAGAGCGTATTTTATATACGGACTCGTAACGGGCAAGTTTTTAACTTCGCCTTAGTAGGGTCAACGGGTTACACCTGGTTTTAAATAATAATCAAATTGATTAGGGCTGGGTTACGACCTAGCCGGTACATTTAATGATCAGATGTTGCTTAGCCGAC